TGTTTATTATTGATTTCGCCATAGAATGCATAATATCACCATATAAAGTATATTTAATTATATAAATTATTAAATTTAAATTAGTGAGTGGATAAATATTGATTATAGATAGTATATCAGGTATAAATCACACTCATCACAATATATTTTATATACTATATTCTTTTCTATCATCATAATTTATCACATTTTTATTTTATAATATAATATTATATACCTTAATATATAAATTTTTTGGTACTCTAAAATTAAAACCATTTATCCAATGTTTGTGTATTTTTTGCACTTCCACATATCTTATTAAATCCTTTTTCTGTATTTATAAAATTATAAAATTCCTGATACTCTAATAGAGTAAACCAATTCCAAGAATCACTAATACGCTCCTTTGTAAATAATTCCTCCATTGTTTTAACATCAAATCCCCATTCAACTAATTTATCATATCTTTCATAAAACCTATTTTTAACCAAATTCATTCTTTTAACCCATCCTTTATCTTTAAATATTCTACCAACCGATAATTTTCTCATAATACCACTTTCACAATCAAATATATATTGATGTCCAAACATTGTACTATTAACCCAACTTGTATTATCAGCACTTTGTATTAAACCTTTACCAATAAATTCACCAATATATTTCATTTCACCAAAACCAAGAAAATGTATCCATATATCTTTATTTATTTTCTTAACAATTGATGCTTGACGCTCTTTTGATGAAAATACTGATGGATGCGTACTTCGTGGACCTGCAAGTGACATACCACCACAATTATAATTAACAAATTCAACCATTTTTTCAATATCATCTTTACTATGTTCAGCATGAATTACAAGATTTATAGGAATATCATTCTTATTAAACATATCACGCCATTTCCATACTTTATCTTCACCAACTATTTTCTGTAAATCAAATTCAACTTTAAAATCAAATAAATCACCATATTCCTTCAAAAAACTAATATAAGATTCTATTAGTATATCATATTTATTATTTTGTACTATATCTAATGCATGTTTATTTAAACTTCTAGGCGTTCTAACATCACTTCCAGATAACCTATCATATACATACAATATTGGAAAACACCCAGAATCACAAAAAAATCCAACACCATACTCTTTTAACTCTTCAATTGTTTTCATAAAATTATTCCTTGTTTTTTCAGTCATTATATAAACATCCAAATAATTGAAACATATACCATCAATTCTAACTCCATTCCTCACAAAATTTAACATCTTTTCAAGGCGAGCATTTGAAAATCCACTAAAATACATTATAAAATTTTTATTCCTACACATATTATACACCACTTATAATTTATCAATTTCTTTAATCATCTCACCAATTATACCTTGATATTGATATTTCTTAACATATTTTTTCATATTTATTTCGCCTTTATAATCATTAACTTTTTCAACTTTATATATAAAATCAAAAATATCATATGGATCATATCTAAACTTCCTTGGAACATAATCATCAAATGCTATACCATCTGGAACAATAGGAATTAAATCTAAACTCATTGCTTCAACAACAGCATATGAAAATGTTTCTAACCTACTTGGTTGTATAATACTTTTAGAATTTGCCAACTCCATATAATAATCAGATTTATCTAATTTATGCTCAAATGTCTTATATATATCAATATTACAATGTGATTCAATAAATTTTATCATATCATACCCTTTATCAATTCCCAATCTACCAGCATAAACAAAATCTCTAACTCTATCATATTCATTAACTCTATACATTCTACTTAAACCTTCAACATCACAAGGTAATCCAATAACTTTAATCTTATCCTCATCAACATTTCTACACTCTAATATTTTTTCTTTATGATAATTAGTCGCAACAAATATTAAATCACACATATTTAACCATACTTCTTCTAAATCCTTACATATTCGCTCCATACCATTAAGATAAGTATAATCATAAGGTATATATGAACCAGCATGTATCACAGATACAATTTTTATATTCATATTATTTAACTTCTTTAAAAAATACAAACTTTCTATACCTGGAAAATATAAATCTGGTATAAATACCACATCATCAACACAAGATGATGAACCCAACACTTTCATTAAATCACTTAATTGTTCATACTTCCAAGACATTACACTTTTAAAATCAAAATACATTCTACCATCACATTTAAAAATATTATTATCACCTTCTACTAAACAATATTCTATACCTTTTTTCATAAACATTTCTGGAAACCACACATTCCAATCAACATTATATCTATTAAGTATTGGTTCTAATTTTAAAAAATATAACATCTTTTATCACCCCAAAAATAGAAATATTATTTAAAATTGAATCTAATATGTAATCTATCACTATAATTTACATCAAATAATTTTGCAATCTCATATACAATTTTTGCAGTATTATCTAACTCATCAACACTTTTTGCAAATGGCATTAACCAAATATCATTTCTATTTACTTCATTATCAAGTAAAAAATTAATTATATCAGATATATCTGTTGCACTAAAAAATGGACACGAATTTGAATTATCAATCTTATCTAATACTGGCATGACAACTAATTTAAAAACCACACACGGATTACCAGACATTAATGATGTTTTATATAGTCCATAATATGTTTCATTAATAAATGTACCATTTTTTGGGGATACTACAAACATTATTCTATTTTTATCAATTTTAATACTTTTCATTACTTTTTCTAAATCAATTGGTAGTACACCATTTGTCTCAAATTGCCATAAAACATCCCTATCAATCTTACTGATTAATTCAAGAAATTCATCAAGATATATTGTTGGCTCACCACCAGTAATAACAACATTTCTTATATCACTTTCATCAATAATTTCTCTTACACTTTTACATAAATCATCAATTTCAACATCAACACCAACTAATTTACCAGTATCACAAAACCCAGAACAATGGTCAATTAAATTACATTCAGATACCCTAATAAATAAACATCTTTGACCCATTAAAAAACCTTCTCCTTGCCTTGAAACAAAAACTTCTGATACTTTTACCATAATTTCACCTTTTTACCATAATGTATCATAAACTTTGCAATAATTATGCTCTCCTTCGCTAATTATTACACTTATACCTTCAATATTTTTATATTCTTTCTTTTTTAACACATTTATAAGTAAATATAATATTCTTCTCGAAATATATTCAACGGTTGGTTCACTACCTGTAATAACAACCATATCACGCTCTAATTTCATATAATTCTTACCATATTTTATATTAACAAACTCATCATCATATGATTCTACACAATTAGCAGATACTAATATTTTATGATCATATTCATCTATAATATTTTTAATTTCACTCTTTATTATACCAAAATCTATAACAAAACCATCTTTACCTGGACTACCATGAATTTCAACAGATACTTTTGCTGTATGCCCATGAATATTATAACATTTGCCATCATAATTTGATAAAAAATGTGCATAATCAAAATTAAACTTTTCTTTTACTTCTAACACATAATCACAATTTATTTTTGCTGGAATATATTCATTTATACAATCCATAATCTCACCATATTTCTTTTTCCATATAATAATATACATTAAACATATATAAAGATTTCTATAATCCAAAAAATTAAATATATAAAATTAAATTCCAATTTCTGAAAAATATTTATCTAAATAATCCCTATCACGATCAGTATAAATATGTGCAGATACTATATAATGAATGTATTTACCAAATTCAACACCAATCTTTTCTGCTATCATTTCACCAAGAGCAATTAATCCCAATGTATTAGCATGATAAGCAAGCAATATATCATTACTCCTAAATACCACACTCATTTCTAATTTATTATCTCTAACCAAACACTGAATATTTTGAAGGCAAGGTACTGATTTATCATCTCTTTCAACATCACAATCAAAATATGGTATCCAAGTATTTGCTAACGCTCTTCTACTATTATTATTAAATTTTAATTTCTCAATAATATAATCAATTTGATTAACTAAATCATATTCCCTACAACAATCCCATTCAAATAACCTAGAATGATAATCATAACTAAATTCATTTTCTGTTCCATACAACAATTGATTTCTATATGCCTTAATAAAATTTTCACCAAATGGATATTTTTTAGATATTGATTTATCACTTGGATTTGTTATTTCAATTAAAATATTTCTTAATTCTTTTGTTTTATCGCCCATTTCTGTTATAACATCATCACCGTCAAGTAATATCTTTTTTACTAACTCTTCATAACTTGTACATACATCCCTTTTCCTCATAAATAATGCCATAATATCACCTTAAAAAATAAAATAAAAATATTATTCAGTATCTTCTTCACCATATACCTTTTTCAATTGTGAGCCTGTTAATAAATCACTAATTGTTAATCCTTCCTTTTCAAGATCCAAATCAGCATATCCAAAATCATCTATTTTCGCAAATCCAACTGTTGATTTTGATGGACCAGTTTCTCCTCTTTCAAAGAAAAATATCCTATAATTTTCTAATCCATTTTTATTTCTTCTAATTAATGATATCCTTCTTTTTATATTATATGCTGCGGATAAACCACCACGCATAGATACTTCATTATCATATGGATTTGTTGGATTATATGATGCTTGAAGAGTAACCAACATTCCAATATTATACTCAACTTGTAATTCTAATAAATGACCCAAAATCCTTGCTTCAATATCAGATTTTGCTGGATAATTCTGTGAACTTGAAGATATTGCTATACGAATTGGATTGGTTATTGAATCCAATATAATAAAATCAATATTATATTTATCAATATCCTTCTCAATTAACGATCTATTATCTTTTGGTTTTCTACCTTTCTTCTCTATCCACTTTAATTCAATTTTATTACCTTTCTTCTCAATTTCTATATTATCACCAAAATAATATAATATTTTTTCAATTTTTTCTTCCTTATCAGCAAACTCTTTTTCTCTAAAATTCTGAATAAAAAATCTTTCATTTAAATCATTTTTACTTAAATTGAATCTTGCCATAAATACATCAGCCCAACATTTTCTCAATTGACTTACTAATGAACCTTCTGTATCTATATATAATACTCTATATCCTTGACTTATTAAATAAAATGCTTCTTGAATACACAATAATGATTTACCTTCACCAGCCAATCCAAATAAACCAAAAATATTATCACTTGTATATGCTGAACCACCAAACATATCATTAATAACATTTAATGAACTTTTAAATTCTCTAACAACTTTACTTTCTTCAACATTATCCCAACTTAAAACCATTTTTCCCACCTTTTTAATTTTTTCAAAATGTTTGCACTTTTTTCTAAAATAAAACGATGGACATGTACAATATCCATTACCATTTTTATCTACACACAAAATATATTCTTTACCACTACAACTACTAATATTAAATACAACAAAATCTTTATAAATATTCATATCTAAAATAAAAAAATCTACTTTATCACTTTTCATCACCTTTTCACCATATATTTTTTAAATCATACAATATAATAATTATAAAAAGATATATATAAATTTTTCGGTAAAAATTATTTCATGAATTTAACCATATCACTATCAACAACACTATTATATCCATCATCAATATAATATTTATCATCAACCTTATTATAAATTAAATAATTAAACCTCAAACCATATTCTTTTAATATTTCAATCAAATAACAATTATGTAATACACCACCAGATGCAATAATATAAACCTCGCCAGTTTTAAATACATTACTTAAACTATCAACAGATTCTCTAATAACCTTTTTTAATTCTTCAATATCATTTTTATTACTATAACATAAACCAGTTTTTACTGGAATTTGACATATATAATATGGTTCATCTCCAAATGTCTTTTTTAATGGCATCTGTATATTATATTTTAATAAACTTGATACTAATATAATTTTCATATCTATCACCTCAAACATATCTTTTAAATATTATATTAATTCAATAACAAAATATTAATACTTAAATACTTAAATAAATTATTAATTTATCTTAAAATTATTTCTATTATAAAATTCATCCATTTTACCAGAATTCCATCTATCTATTTCTGACAAATAACCAGTGATTTTAGCATACTTCCTTATGTTATCACCATTACACTTTACACATTTATTATCAAATTTACTTCCAACCCATTTATGAGAACAATCACTACAATAACAAATTACATTTGATATTGTAACATATCTTAACTCTGTATTCTTCATAATATTCATAAACCAATCCCATATTTTTAATTCATCAACACTATCACCATCAACTGCATTCCAAATGTGGCAAATTATACCACCATTTAAATATTTATGGTATTTTTCCTCATATAATATTTTTTCCATAGCATTTAAATTTTCAGAATCATCAACAAAGATACTATTAACATAATATTTTCTATCATAAATACCAACTTTTTTAAGAATATCACCAAATTCCATATTATCTAATTTTTTAAATTTATAAGTACAACCTTCTGCTGGCGAACCAATTAACGACCATCTTGATATTTCTTCATTTCCATAATTATTATATTCTACACCATATTTATCTGCCAATTCACTATATGTAAATTTATTCAACTCATCTACCTTTTCTTTAATCATTTTCACAAACCATAAACCATCAAATTTACCACCAGATATTTTTTCACAATCACTTATACCTATTATACCAAATGTCATTGTCGTAAAACCAAGATTATAATACCAACCATTTTCATCCTTATATATCTCATTTTTAAAGAATGGATACCAACCTTCTTCCCAACATTTCCATAACCTATTTCTTCTTGCTAATAAAATTCTAACACCAATATCAATTAATCTATCAGTTTCAGATTCAACAAATTCTTTTAATTTATCTTCACTTATATCAAATCCATATTCCCTAATTGCCTTCAATATAATTCTTGGAATATTTAATGTAATATAACTCATATTACCTGTTCCCATAACATCTTTAAATATATCACCAGTTAATGTATCATCTAAATAAGTCCTACAACCCATACTTGTTGCTAATACTTTTCCATATTTAAATCCATTCAAAAAATACACATTACTATTATTCATCTTATTCTTAATTATTTTCTTTTTCAATTCATTACTAAATCTATCACCATTAGTCATATATAAAATTGTATTTGGAAACATAAATGGTTGCCCCGATCCATCACCTTCATTTAAAACATCTATAAATACTTCTGTAAACCTATAAAACTCTTCTTCATAATCACCAAATACACCTTCCTTATATCCAACTTCCTTATTTTTCATAAATTCTGGTATTTCTTCACACAACACTATACTTGCAAAAATTGTTTGAAGTCCCCTTGATGGACTAATTTGATTTAATTGGAAAATAAATTGTTGAATACATTGCCTTAATTCTTCATCACTCACTCCTCTAACAAAAGGCGCCATCCAAACATTAAACATAGGTATTGATTGACCACCAGCCATATGTGCCTGTCCTAAACTTAACGCATTTAAAACATGACTTAATGCAGTATCCAAATGCTTTGCTGGTTTTGAAATACAACCAAGTGCATATAAACCATTTTTGAATATCTTATATATTGGATGTTGTAAGCAATTTGGTCTTAACCAAAAATTCAAATCATGTATGTGAATATCTCCATTTTCATACACTTTAATTAATTCATCAGATATATCTTTTCTTGCAATTTCCTTTTGAAAAATTGCTTGTGCTTGTAATTCAACAAAATTATTACTGAATAAAACATTGGCATTTTCTTTGACATTCTTATTAATTAATTCCTCAACAATTTCGACCATTTCCTTTTTCTCCATATAAACTACCCCCTGTTTAGTTGTATTTTTTATATTATACTTTTCAACTTAATAAAAATATAATAAAACTAACTCAATATTATAAACCTTTTACCTCATATTTTTCAATATTCTTAAATTTGATATTATTATCATCAACACAATCAGATACTCTAAATATAAACTTATCATTATTACAATATTTAACATAATTTTCAAGAATATTTAACGCCATATTACTATCACATTCACAATTACACATAATTTCAATCACATTTGTACCTTTTACATCAACAACAACTTTATCAATATCATTTAGAATATCATCAATATCATCAAATAAATTTGTATATAACCAAATACCTTTTCCACTCTTTTTTGTAAAATCTATAATCTTCACAACCTCATTCTTAAACAATAATGGCTCACCACCTGTAATAATAATATTATCAACATAATTTAAATATTTTTCTATAACTTTAAACAATTCATCAAATTTAACAAATTTCAAATCCTTACTTTTTATCATATTTCTATAATCACAATATTTACACTTTAAATTACACATATTAAAATATATAACAACACCAACACCATCAGACATTAAAAAATCTGGACATTCCACAGCAACAAGCATTACAATATCACCTTTTATATAATTTAGATAATTCTTCTTTTACTATTTCAGTCAAATATTTATGACACTCTCTTGCTTCAAAACCATCATAATGAACATCTATAACATATTCACTATCGTCATCTACATCAAAAAATAATTTTTCAAATCTAAATAATGGATATAAAATTCCTACTCCTCGCCTACCACCATAAAACATCGCTCCAAGTTTACATCTTAATCTAATCTTTGGAAATTTATCAACATTATATTCACTAATACTATAATATTTTACAAATTTATATTCATCTTTACTTTCAATTTTTTTACGAACAACATCAACATTCAAAAGGCCTACATCACATAAAAATTTTAATTTATCAATAACTGTTCTTCTCATTTGCCATCTTGAATATCCATACCATTCATATTCATTCAATACACTTCTAATTATAACATTTTCACTTACACATTTAAATTCTTTAACCAAATTATAAATGAATTCCATCATATTTGTCGTCCTCTTCTTCACAACACTCATTTAAATCACCTTCATCATCACAATCATCCCCCACACTTTTATTTTTACGAACTCTATCAAACAATACATGTTTCCATGTTGTAAATTTCTTATTAATATATCCTTCAATTATAATAGTTGAATTTTCAACCATAAATGTATCAACATCAATCGTTATATAATATCCCTTTCTAAAAATTAATTGAACTCTTTTAGATAATCTCATAAATAAAATTTTATTTTCAAGTTCTCTAAATGGTGTTAATTCAAGATAACAATACCACTTATTAACACCATCTTTTCTTAAATATGCTTTTTTAATATTCATCATCATTGCATTCTCTGTTTTCTTATCATAAAATCCCCTAAATCTCACCTTTCCAGATTTTATCATAAATCATCACCTTTTGAAAAAATCATTAATCCCCATCCAAACTCTATCCATTACTTTTATATTAATATTAATATCATTTTCATTTAAATATTCAACTAATTCTCCCCAATTATTAATTCCACCAATTTCTTTACACTTAATTAAATCATAAACAACAATTCTTGAATTTATACCATCACTCTCTCTAAATGAGAATATTTTACTTGGAACTACAAAGAATATAAATTTTTTATCACCATAAATCATCCTCCATATATAATATTCCTCTTTATAATCAACTACAATTCTTGAAATAATTTCAGGTAATTGAATTTTATTATTATAATTTTCAACTAAATCATCCACACTTTTTCTATATCCAAACCAATATTCAATAATTCTATCCTCATTATTTGATAATTTATATTTAGCATAAACATAATTAATAATAATTGGTATCAACTCACACTTGAAATTAAAAATTGATAACCATTTTGCAATATTACACAAATCATAAATATTATATTCATCATCAATCATAATTAATTTAAATATAAAATCCAACTTATCAATATAATCATAATCAACATTACTTCTTGATAATAAACATAAATCTGCAACCCTAAATAAATCAGATTTTGATAATTCTATTTCATCAATTGAGCCTTTAAACTTTCCAAGCCAATATAATTGTGCATCTGTTAAAAATTTTTTATCTAATATACCACATCCAAAACTATTAACTAAAAATGATTTTATTTCTTTTTCCCTTCCCATTGATATAAACAAATATATAACATTATTTATGCATCTATGTAACTCCTCTTTTTCAATATTATTCATCCTAAACATTAATATTGTATCAGCTAAATAATCAATAGATCTTTGTAATATAATTTCCTTATCCATATTTTTCACCTTACAATAATTTAATTTCCAGAATCGTAATCCTTCACCATTACCTCAATACATAAATCTCTTAAAAATTTTTTGAACTTCTCAATATCGAATATCATAAATACCTTATTTCCATCTCTTCTAACATCTTCACATTCATCCATATACTTTTTAAGCCACAACCTATAAAATATAGAGCCCTTACATGTACAAAATGTAATCCAAACTAATATCCTATTATAAATCAAATCAACATACACCGATATTTTTTTCCAATTCTTCATCAAACATCTCAAAAATCTCCTTTTCATATCGTTCAGAATTATAATACATTGAATATATACCGTTAGTATATTCATCCAAAAAATCAACAAATTTTTTATTAAATTCCTTCAACAAACACATTAAATATTCATTCAAATCAACCTTATCTTTATTTAAATTTTTATAATAATAACACAGGAATTTTATTTTAAATTCATGGAAATATAATTTTATTTTTTCATGAACATCACAATCTCCACTAAACATATATCTACAAAATACCTCCTTCTCTTTACCATTCACCACCACTTAGATGGAAAAATGATTATACTTTCCTATCTCACACCTTAATTCAATATTTGGATTACAATATAAACCATCACAAATTTTAACAAACACCATTACTTTTCACCTTTTACAATTTATCTTTTCTAAAACCAACAACATCAGATTGATACTTATATTTACTCTTATCCAAATCACAATATCCAACATCACAGTTATTATCCATCATAAAAAATATTAATTGCCCAATTCTTTTACCAACTGTTAATATTACTGGTATATCATGGGCAATTATTTCAAGAACAATTCTACCCTTAAATCCAGCATCAATCCATCCAGCAGTCTGATGAGATGTTAAAAATAATCTACCTAAACTACTTCTACCTTGATATTGAGCGCAAATATTGTTTGGGAGTTCAATCCATTCATTTGTTAGACCTAATACACCACCATGAAATACATGTTTTATATCACAACCTTCATAACACTCCTTATCATATTCCCACCAACCTGGAAGAATTAAAATTTTATCACCATCTTCAAATTTATACCTTTTTAAATATTCTTCACAATTAAAATCAACATCATAATAATCAGCAAGATAATAACCAAATTCTCCACTTAAAGTAACATCATAACTGCTAGGTCCAACAAATTCTTCATTAAATGGTTTTATAATCATCTTTTTACCATTAACCAAATTTTTAATTGACTTATCACTTAAAATCATATCATTCACCCTTTTATTCTTTTTCAACAATTATAATATTATCAATACTTATATATAAATTTTTCGGTTTTACATTTTCTTATTAATAACATCATAAAAATGTTCTCCAACCTTTTTACCCAAAATATCAATTAATTCATCTTTATCAGCATTAAATATATTCCTGACTGTTCCAAATTTATCAAGCAATTTTTTTGCTTTTACAGCACCAATACCATTAATCCCACATAAAATTGCATATACTTCATTATCATCACTATTTAAAATTTTTGCCCTCTTAAATACAACTTTATTTACCTTATTACCATCTACATTATTCTTATATTTATTTAATATTTTAATTGTTTCACCAAATGAATTAGTTTTTATTACATAAACACCTAAATTTATCACACCAATAATAACACCAAGTAACCAATCTCTTCCATATTTGCCTTTCATTATCTTCTTCATAACAAACTCACTACCTTCAATTATCAAAATTGGTACAAATTTTCCATTAAAATCATTTTCCATCTCCTTTAATCTTTGTAATTGTATCCATAATCTACCACTTGTAATACTATTAATTAAATCACCAACAGTTTTCCTTTCAATACAATACATTACCTCATCATCATAAATAAGATAATCAACACCAATATCATCAATACTATCAGATATACTTTTTAATTCATCAATTAATTTTTTTCTATCATCATACCTTTTACCTTTTAACCTACTTAATCCATTTTCTAATGGTATAATTTCACTTTTATCAATAATAAACATATTTTCACCTCATTTATTTATGGAGTTGTTGTATCAACATAATGACTTAAAACTCTTGATGCTGTTCTTGCTGGCAACAATTGTCTATATTCTCTTTCAATTTCCTGTATTCTATCATTCATTTGATTAATCATATCCTTTAATCCAACAACACTTTCATTACTACCAATTGTCCAATAATATTTATCATTTAGAATTATATCCTTAGCAACAAGTAAAATACATAACTCTTTTATTGTTCCTGGTAAATAATCAATACCATATGTATATTCAACATAAACTTCTCTTCCACCCAAAGGAAATATCCATTCTCTTAAATATATAACACCATTTATTTTATCAATCCACCATCCACCACTATGCCTACCATAATTACTTGTTATATCAGCCTCTGAATTAGATAAACTAAAAATAGATACTTTTAATACATCTTGAATATCCATATATGATAAATATACTGGAATACCAATTCCAAAGAAAAATGAACCACGCCAATATGTTATTGAGCCTGTATGCCATTCTTTTGCAACACGCCTATTTCCATTCCATGTTGTCCTTGTAATTTGATCAATATAATCCATCTTCATTTCTATCAATGAATTGACTTTACTAACATTTAATTCTGCAACATCAATATTTAACCAATTTGCAACATCATCAACAGTACAGTAATAATTAGGCATATTATCACCTTAAAATATTATAAAAATAAATATATTTTAACAAGTATAAATTAATTTAAATTCACTTTAAAAAATAGAATAATTAAATAAATGATCTTATTAAACTTATAGATGTAATTATTCCCATAATTATTGTAATCCACCATTGATACCTCTGAACACTTCTATCATTCTCTGCAAACCTTTCTTTCAATTTATCAACATCAGATTTTAAAAAATAAAAATCTTCCTTAGAAACAAATGTATCGCAAAGATTATCCACTTTATATTTATAATCATAAACTTTGGATAATTCATCCATCAAACCTTTAACCATTTCTCTCAACTCATCTATTTTCATATCCATTGAATCAATCATATATGTTAATTTATTATATTCCCTTTCAAGATCATTAATTTTACCTTCCAATTTCTTAAAATCTTCATCTTTCAAACATTTACTATCACCACTCATTTAAATCACACTTTAAATTTAACAATATGATTATTATCAATTTTTCTTACAATAAAATCAAAATTACCATCATCATCATCTATATTAATAACAATTTTATTTTTCACTGATTCAACCTTATAGAGTTTATTATTAGATTTAAACTCTTTACCAACTTTAACCTCTACATCAGATATATCATCTGGAATTTCAATATCAAGATATTTACCCAACTCACCAAGAGTTAAATCAATTGCCACTGCTTTCTTAATACTTCCATCTTCAAAAATTTTATAGAAAAAAGTCCCATCAGAAACAATATCATCAACATTAACTTTAGCTTTAACACTACCATCCTTTTTTATTTTAACAACTTTTATACCTTTCATATAAAATCACCTTATAATCCTTTAACAACATAAGCAATAACAGATAAATTAGCACCCGATACAGTATTAGCACCATCTGTATTTGTAATTGCAACAGTTATTTTATTTTCCCCACCATTTACAATTTGAGTTACTAAAAGAGTATTATCAACAGATACTTCTGGTACTCCTAATAACAAAACATTGCCATCTAAAACTACATCAATTGTAATTGTTGAATCAGCAGCAACATCAGGTAATGCAACAGTTTTATTTATTTTTTTCAATCCAACAATATCAGGACTCTTAAACATACCTACACCTCCAATATTAATTATATAAAATATTTATATAACAAACTATTTAAATAGTATATATAAATTACTTAACAAATTTACTAATCTATTCATCATCATATAAACATCTAACTTTATATTTAAAACAATCAACAATATATGGCTCAATCATTTTGCAAAACCCATAAATATCATATTGGTTATTCAACACCATAACATATTCATCCTTATACCCATTAATTCTAAATTTAATATTATATTTATTATTAAACATATCAACCAAATATTCAATATCATTATAATTAAAAGAATTTGTACATAAAGTTATACTATATCTATTATATACTTTAGATAAACATCCATCACCCCTCATCTAATGTGCTAACATCAATTCATTAAATTTAATATCTCTTGGAATAATCTTTTTACCTTCATCATTATACCATCTTTTGCGCTGTTCAGTGAAAAATGGATGCTTCATTGTTCGCAAATATATACTATCCTTTACAACACAATCTTTTCCACAAATTATATGTTCTCCACCCTTTCTAACTTCAATTCTACACCAAATTCCCGTATTTTCAAATACATCTTTAACTTTATAAACTAATTCTTTTTTAGATATTGTTTGTTCAAATTTAAAATTTGTATTGTGTCCCATTTTATGATTAAATATACAACCATCACTAATTACTAAACCATCAAAAATAGATAAAAATTTATCAGTAATATTTAACTTTATTTTTTCAACCCTACTTCTACCACATTCACTCATATCTCTTGATTTAATACCATACTTTTTAAGATAATTTCTTATAGGCCTATTAGATTTACTACCAATAATTTTTACAATATCGTCATAACTTAATTTTTCAATAATATATTTTTGATATAACCAATCTTTATCAATATACCACTTATCACATATTCTACAAAAAGACCTACATTCCAATTTAATTTCATCAATAAGATTATACTTCTTAATAAAATTAGATACAATTTTTACACAACATCTAATTTCTTTTGCTATATCTTGCTTTGTCCTTCCAGACAATATTTGTTCCTTTAGCCACTCTTTACTTATATAAATATCTCTATAACCATTTCTATAATATTTCTTTTTATTACTTATATTTGCCCTCATACTCTAAACATTTCATATAACAACACCTTTTATTTTATAATATATAATTATGTTAATTAAGTATATAAAAATTTTCGATTGTAAATTAAAATAAAAAAAAACAATAATAAAATGTTATTTTCACAAAATACAATTTAAAAATCTTTAAAAAATAAAAATAAAATAAACGAATTAAACGACGATATCCCTTATCTTGATTTGTCCTGGCAAAAACTTAGCAGTTGTTTCACCAATCATTCTGTAAAGACCTCTAATTGCAAACTTCTCTAATAATGCAAAGTCTTGTTTGTTTGTTTCGAAGTATTCTGTTGGTCTCAATACACTCAATCCTAATCTTGCTTCACCTGATTTTTCATAATCAGTTGTATCTAATATATATATTCTTTCCAAGAATCCATCTCCATCACTAGGAGTATCAACTGCTGGAACAACTGGTATTCCATAAACTGATGCAACTTCTATACCAGCATCAATACCTGGTGCTCTTTCAACACCACTTAATCCAAATTTAACATTTGTAAATCCTGCAATTGTTTGTTTAGTTCCAACATCTCCCATATATCTTACTAATGTTGTATATAAACCAACTAATTTAGCATATGTTGAATAACCAGTAATCATTACATTTGGCAATCCACCTTTCTTTCTACCTTCCATTAATGATTGCCTTATTAAATCGTCGGTCAATTCTTGACCATCAACATCATATTTAACAACTGCATTAGCCCATGTATCAGGACCTGGTGTTCCATCAGCATTTGCTCTTTGTATATTATAAATGTTTGCTGCAACATTCTTTGTATCATCTGCAATTGTAAATGCATTAACCTCATCATAACTTGAAACAATTCTATCCAATGCTTCAAACTCAACTCTTTCAGATATATCATATGTTGTACCATTAATTGTCCTTGTATAAATTACATCATCGTGTGTCAAAATAGATGCATCATCTCTACCTATAACCTTTCTACCCAAACCTCTGTTTATCATTTTTGTAAATTCTTGTCCTAATGATAATTTCAAATATTCTAAATCAGTAACATCGTCTCCTGTTTTAGACATGGATGCTAATACTTCACTTACTTCAAATGTTAATGCACCCAATTTTGCATTAGCATATACTGCTTTTAATGCTGGGAATACAGCATCTGGAATGTTATCAGACTCACCAATTGCAATATGTTCCTTATCAGTTGAAAATGCGGTTTGTGCTCTCCATCCTGATCTAGGCCATGTTAATTTTGGTAATACAGCAAAAATGTTTTGCTCCATGTTCAATTGTCTCCAAACATAAGGCCCATAAACAGGATTTCTAAATTCAGGTACCATATCAGAACTCATTGTACCTATAGATTTTGCTAATTCTTCATATCCCCCACTCTTACCCATATTATAAAACGCTAATAATTCTGGCATTTCTAATCTCTTCCATACTCCAGTAAGATCTGACATATTTATTCACCCTCATTATATTTATTGTTTAGATTTAATAATTTCAGCAACATTAACATCAGCACCTAAATCTAAAATCTTTGTTAATAATTCATCACCTTTATTAATTTCACCACCCAATTGTGCGTTTGGTACTGATGGTGTATCAACAACATCAATATCTTCAACACCCTTAGTTAAATCCTCTTTATCATACCCTTTATTTACACTCTCTACATCATCAGGTTTCTCCATTTCCTCTTCCTCTTCATCTTCCTCTTCATCTTCCTCAACATTTTCAGATTCATCCTCGGTTTCACTAATCAATGTTTTTTCAATTGTATCCTTTAATGCTTTTAACTCTTCCTTCATCTCTTCATTTTCTTCCTTCAAACCACTAACATTAGTATCTAATTTATCTATAATTTCAGATAAGTTTGAAACAACATCAGCCAATTTATCTACAACTCCTTCAATACTTTCTACAACAGCATCAATTTTATCAACTGGCTCTTCCTCATCTTCAAAACCAGTTTCTTCATTACCAACATATTCTTCTTCTGGCATTTTTTCTTCCTCATCAGTCTTAACTATTTCCTTCAACTTGTCTTTAACAGTCATATTATCACCACATACATTAATATATAAAAATACATAAAAACATATTTAAATACCTTATTTATTATTTTAGCATTTTTTCAACTTTTGACATCAATCCACCTATCCTAACATAATGTTTAACTATACATGATCTCTTTTTTCTCTTCCTTTCATTCAGTTCGCTAGATACTCTATTAACATACCCTTCTGTTTCACTTGTAATAGTTCCTTCTTCTTTATTAACACTTTCATTTTCTTCATCATTAAATGTCTCACTTTCTTCCTCATCAGATGTTTCAAATTCCTCCATACATTCAGATTTATCTTTCTCACTATTTACAGTAATAATTCCTTCACTAACTTCATCAATTAATGCTTGAATTGTTTTAACAATATCATCCGCCATACCTTTATATTCACCAGATTCAGTATGATGTTCAACAAAGCCCTTTACTTTTTTCGCTTCATCTAATACACCAACTAATATTCTCTTTAAATCATCCGTATCTTTAACAGATTTTGATACTGGCATTATAACTTCTTCAACTTCAACATCTTGTGTTCCAACACCATTATTATTTTTATTATATGTTGCAATTATATCAACAATTTTTTGTAAAGTTACAGCATCAACTTTCTCACTTACTTCAGCAATAAGGTCTTTAATCATATCTGGAATATCATTTGTTCTTACTCCCTTAGCAAACATATTATATTCATCAATTAAAGCATATTGATTTGCTGGTTTATGTACCAAACTAATTTCCATCATTTCAATATTCTTCAAAACTCTAACTCTTTCTTCCTTACCATCCTCTGATTTAATAATCTGTTCCTCAGATTTTGCAAATCCAGAAATACTAAAACCTTTCAATTCTCCTTCTTTAACATTATTCCAAACAGCATCATCAAATTCATATCCTTTATCAACACATGCAATTATATATATACCCATTTTTTCAGTTGTTGGATGTTTCCTAATATCCCAATAAATTACTCTACCAACAGATTTATTTTGATGCTCATAAAATATTTGACCACCTTTATTTTTCATATAAGCAACCATTGCATTTGCAAGTTCATTTACTGGAACATAATCTTTCTCAAAATCAACAATTTCAACACTTGCCCATCCACCAATTAACCTCATGTCAGATTTGCCCAAAATCTCTAAACCAAACTCCATATTAATCACCTTTAAATATTAATATTAAAATTATATTTTATTTAAATATATAAATACTATAAAAAATTAAATAGAATCACATTTGATAATATCATCAGTTGATGACATACAATAATAATACTCAAATTCACCATTATTAAATATTGTAAAATACCCCTCACTAAATGCTGGAAGTGAAATTAAATTTTCACTAATCCATGAATTATGAAAGTGCCCAATTATAACTTTTTTATATTTACCATATATAACACTTGATAATTTATCCATCTTATTAAATTTATAATCAACTTTATTTTTATACTTAAATAATGCACTTCCAAATCCCCTATATATTAATTTATACATATTCCACATCCTACTTAAAAAATTACCAGAATTTGTATCACTATAACACATTTCTTCCGCAAATTTATTAAAATTATCAATACTAACAAACAATTTACTCATACTCAAATAATCTATATAATGACCATGCTCAAATACATAATTACCAAACTTATATCTATCAACAATATTTATTTTCCTATCCTTTAATAAATCATCAATAATAAAATCATGATTTCCTTTACAATATATAACATCTTGATGTCTACTTTCTAAAAAATCAATCACATCTTTACATTCAATTAAAACATCATCTATACTCCTCCTCCACAAATCTATAAAATCACCAAGAATTATTATTTTATCAACTTTACCATATTCACTCTCATATAAATTTATTGCCCTTTCAATTGATACATCTGCTCTATTCTTATATCCATAATGACAATCAGGAAAAATAATAAATTTCAAAGTAATCACCTCTTAATTTTATTTTTAATTTTATTTATTTTATTATTCAATCTTTTAAATTTACTTTTTAAATAATAACTATCAGATTTAATACCATAAAATAATCTACCACTAAACCAATCATCATCACATAACACACGACCACCAAGATTTAAATAATCTTTATACAACCTATAATAACCTTTACATAAAACATATCCAACATAAACATCTTTATTCATATACTTTGTAGTATAGAAAACAACAATTTTAAAACTTTTGGTTATAATCATACAACTATTTTTGGTTTTAACACAATCATATTTATTTATCATATTATCATAAACATCCTTTGGTATAACAACCCACATACACTTTATCATATCTTCATTAACATATTCATCAAAAAATATATTAACAACATCCCCTATACAACTTTTACTATCAATACCATTATCATTAATAAATTCTTCTAAACAATCAATATAATTACCACTATATTCTTTTAAAATATTATAATAATAACCCTCACTAACAATATAACATAATAATTCATTCATCAATAAATTATCAATATAAATATACTTTGATGGTTCATCATTATATATATTAATATTTTTACCATCAATTATAGATTTTACATATTTATTCTTAAACATTTCTTTTAATTTTATACTCATAATTACTCACCTCTATTTATAATATTTCCAAATTCATTATATATCCTTTTATTACCATTTTCATCAATTTCAATTCTATATAATTCACCTGTATCATCATCTCTTTCAAATGATATTACTTTACCTTCAACATTACTCAAATTTATATCTTCAATTTCCTTCGCTTTAAATGTTGTCATACTTGTAGCAATATCAGATAAATACTCTTTTCTCAATTTATTTTCTCTTGAATATGATACCAACTTTTCATATAATTCATCACCAATAGCATCTTTTAAATTAAATTTACCACTATACAATTTATTATACTCTTCATCAAGATTTCCATTAATAATATGATTTATATATTTTGTTAATTGAAGCGCAAGTTCAACATTTAATTGTGCTTTAATTGGTGAATTATCCAAATTTTCAAATACTCTATATTCAAGAGTTCCTTTATCATCATCAAATTTAACAGCATAAAATTTTCCACCATTAATCCACTCTTCAATATTACTTACAACATCATAATCAAAATTACCATACATAAAAGATATAATATCATTCTCACCACTTTTTTCAAATTCACTAACAACATCCATAACATCAACATAATTATCAATATATTGAGCAAATGTACTTTCCTTTCTAATTTCTGATATATATTCACTATTATAAATTTGATCAATAATACCAGATATTATTAATACAGTTTTAACTTTATCAACATCATTCATACTATCATAAAATTTATTAATAATATCATTAGATTCAACATGAATATGCATTCCACATAACTCATTTTGTATTAAACCATATTCTTTACCTATACCAAGAATTTTTGCAACATTTTTAATAGCATCTTTACCTTTTAAAAAGCCCATATTAACTTCCATCGCATAATCAGTAGATAATTCATCATCAATCAAACTATCATCATAAACAATTGGATAATATTTTTCATTAATATTATAATTAAATATCTTATTTTTAAAAACATCAGCAAAAACATATTCATATTCAATACTAAAATGATTATCTATATCATTTTCATCATAACACCCAATAGATTTATTTAACTCAATAAAATCATTCATATCAATATTTGTCCTTTTATAAAGTGTTTTTTGAAATTCTTCATCAAATACTTTTTCACCATATTTATTAATAATATATCTTTCTAAATACTTTGGACTTAATGTACTTCCATCATACAATTTACTAGATATTTCTTCACTTCTAACATTAGCACTTTTACCCTCAAGTTTTAATAATTCACTTGTATCTATATTTGGTTCAATTAAATCAAATATATATTCAGATACATCACTTGCTTTTATTTTATTAATTTTTATATCATATACTTTACACTCTCCAAATAATCTTGGTAATATATCATTTACATTAACAACATATTTTCTATCATTATTATTAAATTCGATACTCTTACCAATATATTGCCCAATATTTTTACTTAAAACATAATTTAATGAATCACTCTTTTTATGTTCAATAGCATATTCATCATCATCAACAATATCTACATTTCCAATAAAATTAACTATTTTATACATATCTTCTACACTATTATTATTATCCAATATATCAGATAATATATCATTAATTATTTCATTTAAATTATTATATTCATCAATATTATCATCCTTTATTTTCTTCAAGTTATTTATAAATTTATCTATAACATTATCATCCACTTTATAATTTTTACTTTTAAATATTTTATTATACATATCTTTACTATATAAATCAATAACTATTTCATCATAATTATACATTTCATCATTTTCATTATCTACAACTTCATTTATATTTTGTACATCAACTTTAATACTGTCAAAATATTTATCAAGTAATTCAACTTTAAGTTTTATAACAGATTCCACTCCATATTTATCAGCTATATAATCAAAATAATTATTTACTAATTTTGACAATATATCATCATTAATTTCACCAATATTCCTAAGTATAGTCAATTTACCTAAAATATCAAATGAATATTTTTCCAATTCATAATCATATTGAATTTTTTTATTATCTATCTTTTCAATAGCACTAAAAAATTCATTGGCGCTATCATCAAATACATCAAAAATCATTTCAACAAATGCATCACCAAGATCATTACCTGTTTCTAACTTTTCATCATTTATACTTAAAGACCTCAATGGATTTGTTCCAGGTTCAATAATCGCATAAAATTTTCCGCCTCGTGATTGATAAATTTGAACACCAGCATCACGATACTTTGGGATTTCTTCTGGTTTAATTAATCTATAATATTTATTAAAATTATCCATATTACCACCTTATTACTCAATACTTTTAAACAAAATAAAATATTATAAAGTATAATATTTATTCTTTTTCATCACCAACACTTGGATGTCCCTTTAAATTCCTTGATTCTGTTGCTCTACCATCAGTAGGATAACTACCTAACATATCACCTTCATACCTTGTTGCTTTAGGCCTTTTCATATAATCACCACCAAATACCGCTTCTAAAATCCTTGCCCATCTTTTTTTCTTATTTGCTTTTTCCCTCTGTTCTTCCTCTTTCTCTTCTTCTTCAACTTGTTCAGATATACTTTGTGTCTCTTTATTTTCAATACCTTGTCCAACATTACCAGATATTTGTCCTTCATTAGGCATCATTTGTCCTTGAGCGCCAAATTCATTCTCAACAAGTTGTGGATTCTCTAAAACTTTTAATATAACATCTGACAACTCATCATCACTCATAGATAATGTAATACCTTTTGTTTGTGCCAATTCTTTAATTTTCCTAATCACTTCACTATCCAAATCACCATCAAGTAATTTAAATTCAATACCATCAACACCTTCTGTAATTTGAACATTATATCCAAGAGCAATTAACTCCTTAGCAATCTTTAACCTAGCATCAATTCTCTGTAATTGTGCCATCATATCCTTTTCTTCATGTGGTTTCATTAATAACGAATAATTATTATATCCATACTGCTTACAAATCCATTCAAGAATTTCATTCATAATCTTATGCTCATTTTCAATAGTTCTATTTGTTATTGTAATTTGTAATCCTTCATTCGCTAAACCACCACCAACAGACATATCTCCTTGAAACACTGGCATAACACCATAACAAACACCAATACTTCTCCTTAATTCATCTCTATATTGAATAAGAGTTGGTTCATCCATTTTCAAACTTAAATCAATCCACTCTGCAATCTTACCACTATACTTTTCATAACCTTCAATAACCAATGGAGCAATTGTCCAAGGATTTCTTCTACTCATTTCCTCAATATATTCCCAAGATTTTGCAATACTATCTCTATTTCCTTTTAAAATTAATAATCCCTTTGGTGGTCTTCCCAAACTATATCCAGCCAATATATATGAATCCATCTTCATTAAAACTAAAACCTTCATAGCAATTGTTGAAGGCATTGGAAAACCATATCCAACACCAGGTGTAAATTTCTTAACATGTAACACTTCTCCTCTACACAAATAATATTTACTATCAGATGTTGATGATGAAACACCAGTTAAACCACCAGCAACTTTACCATATTGAGCAAATGCTTGAAGAGCCTCTCTACCACAAACAGGACATTTAATATAACCTTTTTTCTTAAACTCACTTTCACTTACTTGAATTAATTCATCCCTATGTTTAGGACAAACAAATAACATATTTCCATTTTCATCATATCCCAATCTACCATCCTGACTCATTAATAAAGAAATGGATTTAACATCACCACTTAATAATTCAATTGGTTTAGCACCAATTAATCTACCTTCTTTATTATACATATACCTTTTTCTTATTACAACATATGCGTTATCAAAAATATTTAAATTCCAATCAATATCCTCAAGCACATCTACTAATGTTTGATTATTATAATTTACACGCTTCATCCACTTATTAATTTTAACACTTTCATATTTATTTGGAGATTTTAATTTTTTATTACCACAAATTTCACAAACACTTTGTGGCTCATTATATTCAGCACCACATTTAGGACATTTCACAATAAATCTTTCCTTCAAATAAACACCATTCCTAAATGTTTCCCACACAATTGCCTTTATTATTGTCCTCAACACATCACAATTATATACTAACATTTCAGAAAAATAAAACATATATGGTAAATAAGGCCCTTTATTTAACGCTGTATTAAACATCAATGGCGAATATCCAAAATCAACAGGCCTAAAATCAGAATCATTTTCACCACTACTATTTAAATATTTCATAAACTCCTTAACCTTACTATCAGAATTCATATTAAAATATATATTAGTTGTTTCATCATTATCATTTTTTCTAAAAAATTCTTTTATATTTTTCCACAATTCCATATTATCACCAATAAATATTATATTTAATAAAATATATAAGTAATAATATTTAAATGTAACATTTTATTAAAAAAATATATTATGTATAGATACTATTTTAAAATATAAACAATTTAATCTTATTTATTATGAAATAAGATATTATTACTTATATTTTATTATAAAAAGAAGGAAAAATGTTTATTTTTATTAATCAATATACTGACACAATTATTATTCAATTAGTATTTGCTTTAGTAAAATGATTATTAAACATATATACCTTTCAAAGTTAAATTACTATATTTTTTAAAAAATAAATAAAACACTTCATATTATAAATTATTTTAAATTAAAGCAAGTAAAAATATAACTCTAAATATATTTACAACATACTGAATCATATATACAAAATTATAATATCTATAATATAAAAAACAAAAAATATTATGTATAGATACTACTTATAAATAAAAATAATCTACTTTTATTTACTATAAAATAAAATCTAATAATTCTTATATTATCTAAAATAAAGTGAAAAATTTATATTTTTAAAAAATAAAAATATTTAGAAAAATGTTACTTTAACATGATTTATTGTAAGCGCATAAGTATCATCATCATTAATTACTTCTATTTTTATATATTTTGATGGTGCAGGAAATGTAAATGTTTGTTGTTTTGTTGTACCAGATGCAAATGGTAATGTTACAAAATTATTAGTATCTGTATCAAAATTAGCACCATCTGTTGAATAATATATTAATAACCTTCCACCAGCTGTAGCAGATGCATCATAAGTAACATTTACTTCAATCGCTACACTATTTTTATAATCTGGAACTTCTAATGTATCATCAATACTTGCACCATTATTAATAGTAGCAGCCAAATTAGTCACATCAATAACATCTTTACTTGCAAACGCAAAAACTAATTTATTTAATGCTTCTCTTGTAGTTGGCATACCTTTCATAATATATCACCATCCATAACTATTACTCTTTATATACTAATATTTAACTTTCATGCCATAAAAACCTAATACTTAAATTTTCAGATGATGCACTCTTATTTGTTAAACTTAGCAATATATTTTGACCTTCATTTAATACAATTGCTCCACCAACT